CGGCAGTAGTGATTCGGACACGAGCTGTTGATGAGGACGATTTAGTACGTGCAACTACTCCAGCTAATACATTAGATATAGACGCTAGTGGTAATGTTAACGCAGATTTAATTGCAGCACAAAGTAATACAGTTACATTCCCTGCACTTACGATTACAGGACTGCTCGATATCAATGATGGCATTGACATTAGTGCTACAACTACTAATCGAAATGGCATTACCTCTGCTGGTAATGGCACAGGGCACGGCATAGCTGCTGTTGCGGGTGCGACTAATGGTAATGGTTTCTACGGCCTTGGCTTAGGTTCTGGTAACGGAATGAGTCTTGATGGTGGCTCTGCTGGCGGTGCTGGTTTAGCTGCTATTGGCGGAGCTGGAGGACATGGTGTCGCAACTGTAGGTGGTTCTGATGGATCAGGCTTCTGGACTTTCGGAGTTGGTACTGGTTCCGGTATCTTTGCACAAGGTGGCACGACTACCGGTGCAGTAGCACATGGTATTGAGGCTGTAGCAGCCGCTGGTTCTGATGGTCATGGACTCTTTATACAAGGCGATGATACAGGACATGGTTTCTTTGCTGATGGCGGTGCTAATGGTAACGGCGGACGTATAGAAGGTGGTGGTGGCGTCCTATCCTATGGTCTCAGGATTACTAATCCCGGCGGTAGTTTACCTACGCTTGCAATTGAGGCAGGAGGTGCTGAGGCTGTTAACGTTACAGGTGAATTTCAAGTTGATGGTCTTGTTGATATCAATGATGGCGTTAATATCAGTGCCACAACCCTTGACCGGCATGGTCTTGTTTCTAGTGGTAATGGATCTGGCGAAGGTATTCGCGGTGAAGGTGGGACAACTGGACATGGAATTCTCGGCGTTACAAGTGGTGCAGGCGTCGGTGGCATAGTAGGCCTGTCCACAGTTAATGGCGCAGGCATTATCGGCCAAGGTGGTGGCGCGAATGCCGGGATTCGAGGCATCGGCGGTGGTACATTACCCGGTCATGGTATTGAAGGAATTGGCGGTGCTCTTGGTGGGGATGGTTTACGTGGCACTGGCACGGTAGATGGCGATGGCTTTCAAGGAATTGGTTCTGGTCTTGGTTCTGGTATTGAAGCCTCAGGCGGCATAGGCGGAACCGGGCATGGTTTGGAACTCAATACTGATGGTGGCCAAGCACTCTTTATCGATGGCACGGTATTGTCCAATAACACTATCGATATAACAGGGACGATTACCAATGGCACGACCAACATCAGCGCCACAGCTGTTAAATTGGCATTAAGCACGGCGGGTATTATTTCAGGCGCAGCTACTGGTACGCCAACTACTGCGTCAATGCAGACTGATTTGACTGGTTATCTTGACAATGAGTTGAATGGTGCTGCCATTATTTTCACTGGCGGGATCGCTGCAGGCCAAAGAACATTCATCGATGCTTATGCCACGACCAACGGGGTGATTACTTTCAGAGACACATTAGCCACCGCGCCTGTCGCGGCTGACCAATTTGTAATCGTGTAAATATATAGCCATGCCGCGAATAACCAGACTTGGATTATATGGCGGGCCCAGAGGTGCTGCGCCAGCAGCTGTAGTTACTCTATCAGGCACGCTCACGGCTCAAAATTCAGTCGTGACAGGCACTGTGACAGCTGGCGCAGTCAAGACATTATCTGGCACCATCCAAGCCCAAGCCGCAGGCATAACAGGCGCTGTTGAGCGTGTTGTTAGCCTTTCAGGTTCAGTCCAAGCGCAAAGCTCGCAAGTAACCGGACAAATCGATCGCATCATCGGGCTGTCAGGCTCAGTTCAATCCATTCCTGCTGGCATATCAGGTGCCATTGAGCGGAAGGTAACTCTCAATCGGAATAGCATTGATCCTAATGCTCAAAATGATTTAACCAAGTGGCTTGAATTTGGTACGCCGGTTACTACGGTTAACACAGTTGAAGATGATGATGTTGCTGCAAGTGAAATTATTACGACATTCCTGCGCGATTTTGCTGCTGCCGATATTCAGACGCTGTCTGTCAATATTGATAAAGATGCCATACCAAGAACAACTCGTTTTCCCCTTGTCAATCTAACCTTTCAAGGCAGCACCGCTGAAAACAACTTTGTAGTGTTGGACACCAGCACTGGTGAAGCTGCGTCAAGTTTTGCAGACCCACTCGCTGTTGCAGGCGTTCTTGATGGCGGCACTTTCTGGCAAGTCGCTATCATTGCTAAAAGCCAAGATGTTGCTAACACGACTTCCCGTTGTGATATTTATCCGGCGTTTGGTCAAAGCGCAGATTGGACAGGGGATGTCGCTGCTGTGGGCACTATTACTGCCACAAATGCTCTGGCCCGAGCTTATTTCAGTCATCGCGTGCCAGCCCAACAGGCAGGCATCTCCGGTTCGATTAGTGTTGGCGGGGCAGTCGTTTTATCAGGCATCGTCCAATCCCAACAGGCAGGCATCTCCGGCGCGATCGAAAGGGCGGTTGTGCTATCCGGTGTTGTTAATTCCGACGCCGCTAACATCAGCGGATCGGTCGAAAGGGCGGTTGTCTTATCCGGTACGATCGCTTCTGATGCTGCTGCAATTACCGGCGTGGTTAGTGTAAGCGGTCTTACTACGCTTTCTGGCACAATACAAGCTCAGGCCGCTGGTATTATTGGTCAGGTTGAACGGGCAGTCACTCTATCTGGTACCGTGGCTGCCGACGCTGCGGCGATCACTGGGCAGGTAAAGCGAACAATTCCGCTTTCAGGTACGATTGCTGCACAAAATGCCGGGATTACGGGGTCGGTGATTACTGCTGGCGTAGTTGCTCTGTCTGGTACAGTACAAGCTCAGAATGCTGGTATCACTGGCGCAGTCGAACGCGTTATCACTTTTTCGGGTTCTCTGTCATCAGTAGATGCGGGTATTACTGGTGATATAAATTCCTCTTCTATTATTACTTTATCTGGCACGGTTCAAGGGCAAGGGTCTGGTATAACGGGTGCGGTTGAACGCGTAATTACTATGGGCGGTGCTGTTACAGCGCAATCCAGCGATATTACCGGTATTATTGAGCGTGTAATCACGCTTTCGGGCGTTGCATCTTCCGATGCGTCCGGGATTACTGGCGCAGTTAGCGTTGGTGGGGTTATTGTCCTTGGTGGTACGATCCAAGCGCAACAAGCCGTAGTTACTGGTAGCGTTAAACGAGTACTAAACATTTCCGGCACGATCCAGTCGCAATCTGCCGGGATTACCGGTAGCATTAAGCGTGAACTTAATATTACTGGCACGTTAACCGCTGAAAATGCTCTAATAAATGGTCAGGTCGAGCGCGTCATTACCTTAGACGGCGTAGTTAGCGCCGGGGTGGCTGGCATAACCGGCGCAGTTGAACGGGCTGTCACAATCACAGGCATTTTAACGTCCGATTTATCTAGCGTTACTGGTAACATTAAGAAAATCGTCAAGGCGTCAGGTACCCTTGTTGCTCTTGATTCAACTATAATCGGACAGGTAAAACGGCAGAATACCCTATCGGGCGTATTGGCCGCACAAACGGCTGGTATAAGTGGTAACGCAATAACATTTCCACTTGGTACGCCACAGGAGCTTGAGACTTTTGAAGCATTGATAACCACAATGATCACCGTTGACTCTGCTATAACGACAGCAGAAGTAGGTGATTTATCGGTGCAGTTAGTCGAGGCGTTTGATACGAACTTGCTACAGGTAGACGAGACATAAACATGGCTGAAATTCGAGTAGGTGACCAAGGCACGATTTTTGAGGCGACCGTCAAGGACCAGATCGGTAACCCGGTTAACATATCATCGGCTACGCAGCTGGAGATGATCTTTAAGGACCCCAACGGCGTAGACCAGACTAAGACTGCTGTTTTTTCGACTGATGGCTTAGACGGGAAATGCCGGTATGTGGCAGAGGCCGGGTTTATTAACATGGAAGGAACATGGGAACGACAGGTCAAGGTGACGCTACCTACCGGGGTCTGGAGTTCGGAGATTTCCACCTACACTGTATATAGGAATCTGGCATGAGTTTGATTACACTAGCAGAGGCTAATGCAGCGCTGCCGCAGGAGCTTTTCCCGGACTGGGAGGCTGCGACATCGTTTGTGAAGCAAAAGGCGCTAGACAATATGTCTGGCTTTATTTCAAATCGCTGGTATGACCCAGACGCGGTGATTAACTGGGAAGACCCAGTAACGATTCCGGCTGCGGTGAAAGATATACTGGCTAAATACGCTGATGCCGATGTGCGGAGTCAGTTATATCCGACGTCGACCGCAGGCACTGAATCACAAGCGCCGATTAAGCGGATCACGCAAAAGGCAGGGTCATTAGAGATCACGAAGGAATATGCACAGCCAGATGTGGCCAAATCTGACTATAGTCTGCGGCCGTTAGACGAGCAGATGATCTTTCAAGGACTCAGGAAGTTACGTGCAACGGGAACGCTGAGGCGGGTATGACCGTAAAAGACGAATTGCAAGCTGCTGCAGTTGAGATTTTCAACTCATTCGGGTCGTTGATTATCAACGCTACTTATATTCAGGACGATCCTGCATATGTGCCCGGTGGTAACTTGTCGTCGTCTGCGACCGAATATTCAGTGCGTTTACTTCGTGATGAGCGCCGTGCTGAGTTAGCGCTCGCGACGGACATACCACGAGATGCACTTAAGTACATGATGGTGACGGCGGAATTGCCGATAGCCGCGAAGATTAAAGATAGGATCAGGGTCGGCACAGATGTTAAGTCGATTATCGCGGTTGATACTGACCCTGCCGATGCCATTACATTATTGTGGGTGGGCTAATGGGCTGGAAAAATCCACCAACGAAGTACACGCGGGCGGCAAGGAAAGATGTTGAGAAAGCAACACGCAGGACTGCTTTCCAACTACTGCGAGAATTGATTATTATCAGCCCTGTTGACAGTGGCCGTTTTGTGGCCAACTGGGTTGTTGGTCTCGGCAAGGCTAACCCGATTTCGACGACCTCAACAGATAAGCCGAAGTCTACGACTTTGCAACGTGAGGCACCGGCCATTAGACGGTTTAAGGTGAGACAGCGCAGCATATGGTTGTCGAATAATCTCCCGTACGCGGGCCGGTTAAACGAGGGCTGGAGCAGTCAAGCTCCCGCGAATTTTGTTCAAAAGGCGATTGCTAAGGTAACCAAGAAATGAGTTTAGCCCGACATCGAACAGAGATAGAAACAGAACTGATAACCGAGATGCAGTTGTTGCGCCCCGGGTTGGTAATCATAGGCGAAAACGCCGATACGCCTGCTGCTAACAATGCGCCTTGGCTACGCATGTCGATTACAGTTCTAGAAATCTTTCGGCCTTGCATCGGCATTAACAGCAAGACCAGAACTGATGCACTCTTTAATGTGCAAGTTTTTACACCGCTGGCGCAAGGCGCGGGCGAGGCTTCGTCTATTGTAGACGAGGCAATCAGTGTCCTCAGAAATTCGACGCTTACCGGCATCGAGTTTTTGACGTTCGACGTATCGACCGGAGTAGTTGAATCCGACTGGTACACTTTGTTAATACGCGCAAGATATCGCGCAGATGATTAGAGGTATTTAAAATGAGTTCTTCCAATAGGGTACGGCTCGCCATGATCGAGGAAACGGTCTATGGCGTGACTCCGGGAGCGGGGGATTTCACTGAGGTTCGTATGACCAGCGAAGACCTCAGTGGAACTCCGCAAGTTGTTGAATCGGCGGAAATCCGCTCGGATCGGCAAACTTCCGGACAAACCAAGACTGGTCTGGAACTGTCAGGTGGCTACAATTTCGAGCTTACCGACGACCCCAGTCTGGCATTGGGTATTAAGCTGACAATGCAGAGCGATCAGGTCGCGCAGTTAAACATCACTGGACAGGACCTGACGATCGGTGCCGTCACTAATGGCTCAGCTACACTAACCCGAGCAGCGGGCAGCTTCCTTGCTGATGGGTTTGTCAATGGTGATGTTGTAGTTCTCGGCGGTTATGCCGCTGCTGAAAACAACGTTCCGGTCCTGTTAAGCAACGTTGCTGGCCTGACTTGTACAATCACCGGCAAGGGTATTGTTGCCGAAGCCGGGGGAGGCGACGAGTCGATTACCCGCCCGCCTTACCATGAGATCGGTACTTCTGCAAAATCAGCCTCGATTTCGAAGGAATTTCTCGATCTCGGCTCCCGCAACGTGGCCTACACAGGCATGCGGGCCAGCGAGATGGCGTTGAACTTTGCTTTCGGTTCGATCGTTACTGGCCGATTCTCGTTTGCTGGCAACGGCTACGATACCCCGGCATTGCCGATTACCAATGGTCGTACTATCAATGCAGCCACCAGTTCCCCGGCGCTCGATGCAAGCAACGGTTTCGGCTGGCTCCTTGTTGATGGTGCTGATATCGGCGTTTGTATCGAGGCAATCGATCTTACGCTGAATAACAACCTGATCGCGCAGAATTGCATCGGTGAACTTGCACCGAAAGATCAGGTTCTCGGGTCGGCTGCTGTTGCCTTCAATGGAACTTTCCATCTGGGCGCGAACAGCTTCGATACGTTTATGGCGGCTAAAGTCGCTCAAACTCCGCTAAGTATTGCCTTCCACACGGTGGACGAGAACGGGCAAGGCTATGCGATTACTCTGGAACGGGTGCAGGTAAACTTTCCCGATCCGGGTTCCGGCGGTCGTGATCAGACCGTCACTTTTGCCGCCTCTGGCGTTGCCAGCCTCGATGCTGTAGTTGGCCGCACCATGCGGATTTATATAATCTGATAACAGGAGAAGTTTGGTGGAAAATTTAAATCTGAACATCGGGGCGATAGACCTCGAAAAATCAGAGAGTGGTGTCTGGATCGAATACGATAGTGGAATTTCTTTCCTTATCGCTCGGGCCGACACCAGTCCCTATCGTTCTGCCGTGCGTAAGATGCACAAACGTTACAAGCGGCAAATCGAGCAAGAGACCCTGTCTGACGAAAAATCGGACAGGCTCATGGCTGAACTCATGGCAGAGCACATCTTGTTAGGGTGGTCTGGTATGATGAATGGCAAGGAGGAGTTCAAGTACAGCCGGGACAATGCTGTTGCTTTTCTATCTGATGAACGCTATGCCGAGGTTCGCCAGTGGATAATGGCTCAGTCTCAGGACCTTGAAAACTTCAGGGCCGAAGAAGTAAAAAAGCCGAAGTAGTTCTGGCTGATTTTGTCGAGTGGATGTTTTGGAATGGTAAGCATATGCCCTTTCTGCAAGAACTCCAAAGTATGGGTAGGGAAACCCAACTCGACAATATGCCAGAACTTGATGAACTCGGCATCGAGCTTTGGGAGATGTATTGTTTTTGCGGTGGTGACCATATTTTACAGAATGTGGAAGTCTATGCAAGAAAGATCGGTCTTCCATACGATTGGGAATTCAGAGACTGTGTATTGCTGATGTCTAGACTAAGTCGCATACGCACGGACCTTGAAAGGAAAAAACGAGAGCAAAATGGCTGAAACAAGTACGCTGAACATTGAGATTAACCTAGAGAAGGCGCTTGTCGATCTCAGGAAACTCAATAGAGGTCTCGATAAAACCGAGAAAGAAGGCAATCAAGCTGCCAAGTCCGTCAAGCGTACGGGCACGGAAGCAGAGAAAGCGTCTAGAGGTTTCGGGTTTCTTAAGACCGCTGTCGCTAGTGTGTTTACGATATCAGCACTGAGCGGGTTTACTCGTGTTATCGCGACTTTCCAAGCGTTGGAGAACTCGCTTGGCGTCGTATTCCAATCAGCAGAGCGTGGCAGGGAAGTTTTCAAGGATATTCAGGACCTTGCCGCTACTACACCCTTTTCGGTTGAAGCGTTGACCGAATCGGTAATCAAACTCCGGGCCGCTGGTATTGAGCCAACTACAGAGCAGTTAACTCTGTTCAGTGATGTCTCGTCTGTAACCGCTGATACGCTAGGCTCATTACAGGCAATAACTGACCTGTTTGCCCGGACGACCGCTGGTGGTCTTGGTCTTGAGGACCTTAATCGACTGGCCGACCGAGGTATACCAGTATTTACTATTCTGCAGGAGAAGCTTGGTCTAGCTCGTCTTGAAGTTTCAGAACTTGGCAAGACTGCCGAAGGTGCACGGCAACTGCTTGGTGCTCTAACCGAGGGTCTGGAAGAGCGATTTGGCGGGGCGAGTGCGCAAGCGGCTAATCTGCTCAAAACCCAGATTTCGAACTTAGGTGACGCGTGGGATCGGTTCCTTGTTTCACTTGGCGAATCGGGCGGCATTAGTCTGTTGTCCGCTGCCCTGACCGGTATCACTAGTGCACTTGAGTTTATGAGTGAGAATCTCGATACGGTTGCAGTTGCGCTATCCGGGTTGGCTACCTTGGCGATTCCAGCGGTTATCAAGGCAGTCAAGGCGCTCACCCTTGCAATTGCTGCCAATCCGATCGGTCTTATAGTTGTAGCAATCTCGGCAGCAGTTGCCGCTATGTATCACTTCCGGGGCGTTATCTTTGACACGCTGGTCAAGGCATGGGAAGTATGGGTACCAAACGCGATTGATGCTACGTTGCTGGCATTCACTAAAATCGACAGGGCGATACTCGATGTTGTTAACTCGATCCTTGGCGGGATCAGCAGATTAGCCAACACGTTGATCAATCAAACTCCAGAGTGGCTCAAGGGCTGGCTCGGTATCGATGGTGCATCGATTGATTTGAAGATCAGCACCAAGTCGTTTGATGATCAGATCACGTTTCTGGAAAATCGGATCGCTGACCGAATCAAGAATTTTAAACCGCCACCGCGCCCGGACTTCCTTGGGATAGACGAGGGCGAAACTGATACTGGTGGCGGTGGCGGTGGCCTACAATCCGGGGCCTTGACTGGTAATAGGATTGCGTTGGCCCAAGATGACGCTGCAGAACAGGCTTTCACTAAGGAGCAAGCCCGCGTACTACAGAAGCTTGACTTTGTTGAGCAATCGCTAATGACTGAGGAAGAGCGGTTGTTTGACTCATATGCCCGCCGCCAGTTTATTGTCGAGGATGCATATGAAAACGAATTAATCAGCGAGGCTCGCCGACAGGAACTATTGCTTGGTCTTACCCAACAATATGAAACTCAGCGGCTGGGGATTGAAAAGAAAGGCTGGACAGAGCGCCAGAAGTTCGCTGCCCTATCGGCCAAAGCTCAGACCCAAACGGTACTGGCTGAACTGCTTAACATGACCGCTGGTGTGGCGCAGGAAAATCGAACTTTATTCGAGATTAACAAGGCTGCGGGCATAGCGAATGCTATCATCAACACGTACGAAGGCGTTAGTGAGACGAAATCTAAGTACCCTTGGCCGCTGGCCGGGGTTATGGCTGCCGCACACCTTGTGTCTGGTCTTGCTACAGTTAACGCTATCCGCAACACTCCTTTCGAAGGTGGTGGCGGCGGCAGCATCCCATCGGCGGCAGGAGGCGGAGCGCCCGCACCTGCAGCTGATATCATTCAACCGATTGAAGCCGAGCCGAGAGAAGAAGGTCGCCAGATAATCATCAATGTTGTAGGCGATTTTACAACGGACGGCTTTAGGCTGGCTGTAGTCGATGCAGTCGAGACAGCAGAAGCTAATGACGAAGTGAGGATTGTAAATGCAAATTGATTATACAGCAAAACGGTCCCTGAAAGCCGGCCATGTAGTTGATACTGGTTACACCATAAATGTCAACCTACAGAGTGAGAACCGTACTTTTGAAAGTATCGGCCCGCGTCTCGTGGCGTTAGATGGCAGTACGGTTACTGTTGTTCATCGGCGGCAAAATACCTATCAATTAACTTCTGCGTTTATCACAGACACTTCAACCCCAGACAATGAAGATATGGTAGAGTTTTTAGATAGTGTTATCAGTGGCGAAATCTTTCAACTTGATCTGACCGGGGCGCTTGCGGATTACATTTTAGACACAACAACCTACCGGCGTAGCCGTCAAGGCAATCTCAACATATTTACCTATTCATTCAGGGTAAGAGCATTGTAGAATGAAAACAGAAACAGATAATTTTCAACAAGCGGCTGGTGGCGGCACTATTGACCCGCGTTATTCTGTTGGTATAGAATTCGATCCTGACAGGACAACCAATCTAGAGGTCAACAAGCTACTTTTCTCAGAACAGTTCGATAACGCGGCTTGGGTTCAAGGTGGCACCCCGGTTATTCTGGCCAATACGGTCACGGCTCCAATCGGTGCAACGGTTACTGCTGACTCCATTGAAGACAATGATTCACTTGCTTTCGAATATGTGGCACAAGTAGTAAGTGGCATCAACCCGGCGCTAGGTCACAACGCCTCTGTGTTTATTCAAAAAGACGCAATAGCTAGAACAACGCGGTTTGTTACGATCCATTTTCGTTTTACAGGTTCAACAGAGGAACTAAACAGGCTGCACATTGACACCTCTACAGGAGAATTTGGCTATTCTTTCGCTTCAAGCGGGTTCATGTGTGATGTGCAAGATTTTTCTGCTGGATGGTGGCGCGTTTGGATACGTGCTCGATCGACTGATCAGCTAAACACTAATTGCGAATTAAGGATTTTCCCGGCTGGCGGCGCTGATGCTGGTTTTGTTACTTCGGCTACAGCCGTAGGCAGCGCTGTATTTTGGGGTGCTCAGATTTCAGAGACGTTTACGCTACAAGACTACGTCCAAACAACTACGGTAGCCGTTTCCGCTGAATTAGCACAGCCTGATGTATTATGGCTTTGTTCGCATGCTGATTGTCTTGTGCCGCTGGATACCCCGCTGACCCAAATCATAACTGGGTCTGTAGTCAAACTTTCCGGGCAAACCCAACGGATCAACCCGGACCGGGCACAACACACTATCGGCAATATCACGATCACTGCCGAAGATATTAACAGTCAGATTACAACTTATTTCCAAAACAAGCTCGAAGTTGAAGAGATCGGCCTACGCAAGAAGAAAATACGCCTGTATAAAGGCTACCGAGAATTGCTGTACTGGGATGATTATCAATTAGAGTTTACCTATCTGATCGACAGTACCAGTTACAAAGATGGCGCGTACAAGATCATTACATCTGACATTCAGCGTACCACTAAAGAGGATATTCTGGACCCGCATGTGGGTGTATTGACTAGCACAATTAACGCCAGTGCAACCGAGATACCTGTAACCATACCAGCGGCATCTGGAAAGTTTCCACTGCTGGAACATGACGCAGTTTACGGGTCTAACCCGTCAACAACTATTGGCTATGTCCAGATAGACAAAGAGATCATTGCTCATGCAGGCTGGGATGCAGGCTTTACCTTCCTTAACGTGGTTGAACGCGGGGCGCTGGGCACAAAAGCGGCAGAGCATGTGGTAACCGCCACAGAGACTGACAAGAAAAAGAAAGTTGAAGAGTACATCTACCTTGAAATGGCTGCGCCTCGTATGATCTACGCGCTGTTAACAGGTGTTATTGACGGCCAAGCGGGTGGTATGCCGAGCCATTGGCATCTTGGTATAGATACATCTCTGGTGACCCTTACCGATTTCCAAAATATCGGCGAAGACCTTTGGGATACCACCTTAAACACTGGACGCGTTGCTCGGTTTTTGGGGCTGGAAAAAATAGAGGGCAAGGCGTTTATCGAGTCTGAGTTACTCCTTTGGTTAGGCGCTTTCATGCCAGTCTATTCAACCGGCGCTTATGGCTTAAAACGGATGAACAGCGTTCTACCCTACGCGGCTTACGATGATTACCTGAATGCCAGTAGTATCATTTCGTACGGGGACTTGATCTACGATCAGACCAAAGTCATTAACAACATCGCCATCAAGTGGAACTGGATACAATCGCTGGACCGCTTTACCAAGATCACCCAGCTAATTGACTCTGGATCAATAGCTAAGTACGGTAGCGCCTCAAAGAAAACATATGAGTTTAAAGGGGTTTTTACCGGGGTCCATACCGATACTGATATTGCTCAGTATTTCAACCAGATTCGTGACCGTTATGGCGCTCCACCTATGCGCCTGTCGCTTAAGGTAATGCCTAAGTATACCCGGCTAGAGGTCGGTGACACAATACGAATTAATAATCCGTCAATAATCGATGTCAGGACAGGACTAGGTGTTGACAGAACGTTTGAAGTTGAACAGGTCCGCACCAATTGGATTGACGGCACTGTTACGTTAGAACTGTTTGGCGGCACTGAGCCAGCCGGTCAGGACGTGATTAGTGGTTCGTTTGTCATGCAGGATACTTTTTACACTACACAAGCTGTTGCAGACGGTGGTACAGACCTCTCTACTGTGTTGACAATCGTAGGCGGCGCGGTTACCACCAACGGCACTATAACTGGCACCGATACCCGCAAAATATACTACTATGACGGGGACTTGACGATCAATGCCGGGGTTACAGTTACGATTACTAAGAGTGTTGAGTTGCGTATTAAAGGCACGCTACTTGTTAACGGCACTATTGACGGTGTTGGACAAGGTTTAACAGGCGGCGCGGGCGGTTCTGGAAATACTACGCCGGGGTATTGGGGTGCTCTTGGTCAGCCCGGCGTGCTGGGCTTCTATGGTCGATCATTAAACATATTTGCGAATGATTCGGGTGTTCGACAAGGTAATATACTTGGCCGCTGGCCTGCGCCAACTCAACCTACCCAGAGACCGCCAAATTCTTGGAATATTCGTAACCCTGATGGCTTGTCAATTCTCGGATTGGTTGGTAATATACAAGGTACGTCAGGCTCAGGCGGTGCGGCGGTTATGTCTAGTAACGCGCCGGTAC